AATAGATATTTCATCAATATCTACTCCAGATATATGTAAGAAAATATCTAATAATGTAGAACTTATCGAGGGAAAAGAAGGAGAGGGAAGTGGGAACATAGCAGAACATTATAATGAAAAAAATAGTAATAAACCTATTAATAAATGTCCTTTTAATATAACAAATAAGAATAATCCTTGTAATTCTACGGAATGTGATAATACAAATTGGACGGATAAAAAATATAAGCCCAACTGTTTATCTAATATACAATCTTATTGTAAAGAGACCAATGATACTTTTTGTAATACTATTAAAAAAAATAAAGTATGTTCCTCTTCTTCGAAAATTTTAAATTCTTTAGATAAATCTGAACAAAAAAACTTAGATAATAAATCATTAGAAAAAAACATATCTAGTAATAATAAATCATTAGAAAAAAACATATCTAGTAATAATTATGAAAAAAAACAAATAGATAATAAATTGTTAAATAATAATAAATTGTTAAATAATAATAAATCGTTAAATAATAATAAATTGTTAAATAATAATAAATCGTTAAATAATAATAATTATGAACAAAAAAACATATCTAATAATAAAATTGATATGAGTAAATATATTAGGAAAGATAAAATTCCTTGTTGGGGTTGTAATTTAAAATAATAAAGTTTTTTTCTTTTATTATATTAAATGAAACTTATATTTTTATCCCTATTAGTTATAATATTTATATTAGCTATATACAATAATACATCTACTATAGATCATTTTACAGACTTACCTCCTGATTTGTCTAAAACAATTGATACTATTAATAAAGAAATAGAATTACAATCTAATAAACCAAACACGATAGATTTAAACAAATATATTCTTAAAACTGAAATTCCTGTCTGTCCAAAACAAATTAATATAGATGATTATATTGAAAAAAATAAATTTCCAGATTTAAACAAATATATTCTTAAAACTGAAATACCTGTTTGTCCTAAACAAATCAATATGGATAATTATATTGAAAAAAATAAATTCCCAGATTTAAAAAAATATATTCTTAAAACGCAGCTCCCAATATGTCCTAAAATACCAGATCTTAGTAAATTTGTGTTAAAGTCGAGTGTCCCCCCACCTAGAAAATGTCCTAAATGTCCTAATACCAAATTAAATACAAATACTATAGATAGTTTATCTATAAGTAATATAAATAAACCCTCATGTATTTAATTATTTATTTATAAAATACTACAATAAGTTTTCCATATAGTTTTTTTTGGTACTATATGGGATAAGATTAATGTTTGACCAAGAGGAAGTGTTACTTCTTCTTTTATCTCTTTCTCTTTTTCTTTCTCAATAGCTATTTCTAAGCCTATATTAAAAATTTCATCTATATTTATATTTTCTTTAGATGATGTAGTAATTATACTATAACTGTAATATTTTAATTTTAAAGCATCTAAAGTATATTCCAAACTTATATCATTTATTAAATCTATTTTTGTAGCAATTAGTAATACAGTTCTATTAATACTATCATTATGTGTATCAAGCTGTTTTATCCAAAAATCTATATCTTTTTCTATTTTAGTAAGTCTATCGGTTATATCAAAACACAAAAAAACAATATTTGAATTTCTGTAATACATCGGTAATAAACTTATATATCTCTCTTGTCCAGCAGTATCCCATATATCTAATGTATAATCTATGTTATCTTTAGTAATCATTTTATTTATAAAAGCCCCTCCTATTGTACTGTGAAATACATCTAAAAAACTTTTATTAATGTACCTATATACTATACACGTTTTCCCTGTATTGCAAGAACCCAATAAAACAAATTTAAATTTTTTAAACATTATTAATATATTTAATAGATAAATTTAAATATATATATAAAATTAATTAATCCATTTTGATTTATGTAAATCAATTATATCCATTACTAAAAACCGTAATCTAGACTTAAATCTATCTTTATTTGCTGTAATTGTTTTTAATTTATCTATTACCAAACCTATAAATTCTTCTCCAATTTCATTTTCAAGTTTTAATCCTATCGTTTTAATTAAATTTAATAAAGATTCTATGTATCTATCTACATTATCTATATCCTTACTATTAAAACTGCAATTAAATAATATTTCTAAATACTGAAGTATAACTAGTTTATCTATAATATTATTTATATATAATTCTCCCATAAATATAAAATTTCCCAATAATTTATACTTATTTTTATTCCCACTACATATTTCATCATAACTACTTTCACTAAACTCTTTTTCTATATTATTTTTATAAAATGATTTTATTTTATTTAATAGGTCGACTTTAAAATCATCTCCTAAAATACCAATAAGTGTTACTAATAATTTAGAATATAAGTGCGCATAAGTATGCTGAGTTATAGATTTATTAAAAATGATATCTAAAATAGATTCTTTATAAACACTATCAATTACTCCTAATTTATCAATAGATTCTAAAATTTTGGACTGTATATCACCAAAATTTGCATCCGTTATTTTATTTAAATTAGAATTTAATGTTTCATTAAATAAAGTTACACCATCTTGGGTATTATTTTCTTTTTCATTTCTCCATACATTTGCTGTCTCTTTCTCCATAACATATTTTAATATTAAAGGGTTAGATTCTGTTATAAACCTATTATTTATTTTTATCTCCATCAACTTTTTCATAGTAGCTTCATCTAATTTAGTAGTGATTTTTTTACATAAATTAGATATAAAATCAATATCATATCTAACTATAGAAATAGCCGATTGACTCATTAGGTAGTTATATTAATTAACTTTTAAGTAATTTAATTAATCAAATTAAATTACTTAATTATTTAAGTAATTTAATTTTTATAGATGTGGTTGGTTCTAAAACGCATTTTATATTATTACTAAGATAAATAATATGTTGTTCATTACCTATGGTCAAGTAGTATACCTATGGTCAAGTAGTATACCTATGGTCAAGTAGTATACCTATGGTCAAGTAGTATACCTATTGTCAAGTAGTAAACTATCAAGATTATTATTTAATAAAGCGTGTGTTAAAACATCTGATATATTACTCATTTTTCCCTTACTTTGTTCTACTAGTTTATCTATTTTTATAATGTCATATCCAGATAGCTCTAGATTATTTAACAAACCTTGTCTTCCATTTCCCCATCTACGTATCATGGCTTCCGCCTGCTTCTCTGCCATTTTTTTTTGTTTTCTATGGTATACCAGTTTTTGAAAATGTATTTTATATTCATTATAATCCAAATCTTCTAGACAATCTATAATACGTTCAGCTAAATTTTCTGACATAGGTCTAGTACAACAATCAAACAAAGTTTCTATAAATTGTTGTGCGTCCGTTAGTTCATTACTTGTAATTTCGAGTTCCTTTTTACAAGCTTTTAGTTCTTTCTTATGTTTTTGTTTTTCTAGTTTAAATTCCATCTTCTTATCAAGATTGTCCTGTTCTTTCTCTGCCAGTTTTTCCCCTAAAATTTTACAGTGTTTCCTCAACGCTTCATTTTTTTTTTTAATCCTTCCATTATATATATATATATAAATAAAAAATTATAAAGAAAAATTTAACCTATAATAAATTAGTTAATAAAAACACTAACCTATATTTATTAAGAATCATATATAAATTTATTAAGAATCATATATAAATTTATTAAGAATCATATATAAATTTATTTATGATTTTGAGATTGGTGCTATAGTTTGCCCAAATACTTCCATTTCATACCCAGCTAAATATCCCGTATTATATATATTTTGGGTGTCTATACACGATATACACTCTTTTCCATCCGCATTAACCAAAAAAAATTGAACACCATTTTGTTCTCTTATCCATATTGTTTTAGTTTCAGGACTATATATAAATACATAATGATTATTTTTATTGCTATACTCTTTTGCTATTAAATGTATTTGTTTATCAGTTGCATTGTTTAATCTGGAATCTCTTATTATATATTTTCTATTGATATAATCGATACACACATTAGTAAATTTAATTGTATCCGCTTTATACCATTCAGGTTCATAGTTACTTGTACTATTAGTAATTATTAGATGAGTTATTCCATAATTATATGTTCCATTAAATCCAACATTATTAGTTCCTATTTTATGATAATCTACATTTCTAATAATTTTTACACTTGATTTTTTATAAGCTTCTAACACTAATAATATCATTAATATAAATATTGTATTAGGCATATTATTTTCTATAATATAATAAATATTTTTATTATATATAAGGTATATATCTAGGTTTATCTAAATTATATATATTGACCTTAAATTTATCATTGTACCCAACAACATCTATATTATCTCCATCAGATAATTCATCACAACCATTATCATCCTGACAAGACCTACCTTTATTATCTATAGGCAATTTAACCGCCGAAAAATTATCATTACCTGTATAATACAACCATTGGCGAGATCCCGAATAGGTTGGTTTACCATACAGTGGAAATACTTTCTTATTGTTATCATCTCCCTCCTGATATAATACTCCTACTTGTTGATAATTAGGAACATATCCACGAGTTCGTATATTTATAGGAACACCTGACCGATTTAAAGAGTAAGGGTACGATCTTTCTGGACCCATCAATGGATTATGTAATCTTTCACTCTCATTTGTCGTAAAATGTTTCTCATTATTAATATAATTGGTCATTGTTTTTAATTCATTTATAGTTTGATTGGTGTTTTCTAATTTATTTTTTATAGTATCTAATTCTAATTTTTTTTCATTATAATTTATTTTTTCTAAATTATATTTATGAGAATTTGTATTAATTAAATAAACAACCACAATTATTACAAATACTATTAATAACATAAAAGTATTTTTATCAAAACAAAAAAATCCAATAGGGCAAACTTCCATTATTAATATAAGTAGATATTAATAATGGAAGTTTATTAATATTTAATAATTGGTGATTATATAAAAATTCTATAATAATAAATTATTATAGAATTTTATTTAAAAATAATTAGATTAATAAATTTAATTAGTGAAAATACTTAAAAATAAAATATTATAATATTATATAATGCAAATATTTATAAAAACATTAACTGGTAAAACAATTACTTTAGAGTGTGAATCAGGCGACTGTATCGAAAACATTAAAGCAAAAATTCAGGATAAAGAGGGTATTCCTCCAGATCAACAGCGTTTAATATTTGCTGGAAAACAATTGGAAGATGGCAAAACTTTAGCGGATTATAATGTACAGAAAGAGTCTACATTACATCTTGTATTAAGATTAAGATAATAACTATAAACTTGTTTTATTTTAGGAAATTTATAATATCATTATTCTATTGATTTAACCCATTCTCTTTAAAAATTAAGTATTTCCTTTTTTCAAATTTTTAAAGAGAATAATACCACCAATAATATATATATTATAATAAATTGTTAAAGGGGTGTAATTTTTTAATAATGTATTTGGAATAATAGAAATCATTTCAGTCCATCTTGGTAGCAATGAAACTGGATATAATGATTTTAATGGATTAACTAAATTATGCTGAAAATGTAAGTTGTAATCTCCATACTTAGACTGAATTACTTCACTTTCAGCAACTATTGTCCCAATAAACCTATCTTCACTGTAAAATTTAAATATATTTTTTTTTTTTTTTATATTAGATAAAAACATTTTTTCACACGGAATCAGGTTTAATATTTTTGGAGGAGAATCATCACCAAATAAATGTTGGAACTTTATAGAAAATACTTTTGATACTTCACGGAAAATAGGAAAAGTAATAGCTTGTATAATGTTAATATTATTATGTCGATGAATTGGAACATCAAACCAGGTCCTATAAACTAAAGGATTGAAGGTACCATTAATACCGTTAAACAAGTCTGGGTTTTCCTGTTCGTTTTGATGCGGTACTAAAACTAAATCCTCAGTGCTCCCATCTTTTTTATAAAATTTAATTGCAATGGTTGGTGCGGTTGGTTCTACCAATGAGAATCTTATAATACCATATTGAACACGACTTAAAAATCCACCATAACCGTGTTCGGAAGGTTTGAATTTAATTTTACAACACGTTCCGTGAAAATGAAATTTTTTCTTTCTAAATTTTGTATCTGTATTCTTGGTAACAAAAGAATAATCTTGATAGGTAGCATTTACTACACTTCTAAGAGACTTCTTAAAATTTTTATCATCTAACGAAGGATTTGTATCATATTTAGAGTTTTTTATATTAGTCCAAATATTATCTCTAACAGTTTTTGTTTTCATTATATATAATATTATAATATTATAATACTAAATCAATTTGTAATAAATACTACCTAATAATCTTAGTATTTGAAACTAAGATTATTACAAGCTGAACTTTAAAATCATCTATAATATTAATTAGATATTATCTAATTAGTTTATACTTCATTTCTACAACATAAATTACAGTATGTTGTAATATTGGGTTTACTAATTTTGATAATTGGCGTAGACTTATAATTTTTCCCAGATTTTTTAATTATAATATTATTTATTTTTCTGTCTTTTAATATAGAGTATGCCTTTGCTCCGACACCATCTCCTATAATTCTAATAGATGGAGGAGTTGTATAATTTGAACCAGCCTCAATGACCTGAATATTTATAACTTTTCCTTTTTTTATACTTGCAATCGCTTCCGCCCCTTTTATATTATTCTTTTGACCATTACAAGATATATTACTATTACTTATACCAATTTTAGCGCCTGTATATACTGAATAATTTTTAGGACAAGTTACCACATTATTATTTATACTAGATACAAATATACAAGAATCTGAGGTTTTTATAGATTTATCGACTATCTTTTTTCTGACAGTCTTTTTTTTCACAATTTTTTTAGATGATTTATCTTTAGATTTTATAGTATCTAATTTAATAGGACTATCCACTAAATCATCGAATTTTGGTATTGGTATAACATAATTTTTTAAATCTGAGTAATCATCAGGTATTCGAGAACTGGATACTCCAACAGGAACTTTAATACTTTTTGTTTTTTTTTTGGTTATCGGAAATACTTGATTTGTTTTAATATTTTGCTGCGTTTTAATAGGAATTTTCATTTTTGAACTTATATAATCTAAATCTTTATTTCGTTTATAAAAATTACTAAAATTTTCCTTCGATATTAATGATATATAACCCAGAACTATAACTAATATTATTATTATATATATATAATACATTTATATATATAATAGATATTAATTATTCATAATAATTTAATTAAATTATTCCAGTGTTATTTATAACTAGTAATTCTATATCTTTTTTAAGTTCTTTTAATAATGATTTTTCACCATTTTCATACTTTGTTTGAAAGTTTATATAATTTTTTTTCTTTTTAGGTTCTAATAAATTACTATCCATACAATATTTATTATCTAATATATTAAATCCTTTTTCAACCATATTTTCTATTATCTCTTTTTTATCTCTAACACACCATTTATTACCCATCCATACAGAAGCATATCCCAGTTTTTTATTCGTTATTTTTACATTTCTGTTTTCAGGATGTTTTGGATGGAAATGAATATTTTGAAGTAGATAAGGTATTGCTCCAAATGGTATTTTTAATAAATCATTTAAATAACGGTCTGTGATATAACTTAAATCTTCATTACCGTGAACATTAATAATTAAATTATTATTTGTTATATTCGTTACATTACCTACCTTTTCTAATAATTTTCCTATCTCTCGTTTTAATTCTACAATAAGTTCTTTATCAGCTCTCATAGTTTCTGCCATTTTAATATTAAATTCTCCTTTTGTAAATAATGGATCCTCTTTACAATAATGTTTTTTATGTCTATAATAACTATTTTTTTTCTTAAAACTACTATCGCAAAATTCACATTTATAATTAATAGACGAATTTGTTTTACTTGAATATTCAATTTGTGTTACTTTTGTGTTACTTGAATATTCATTTTGTGTTACTTTTGTGTTACTTGAATATTCGTTTTCTACAACCTCCTCAATTTTATGAGGAGGTGGAGATTCTGGTGTAAATTTCGCCTGATTTGTTAATTGTTTTAAACATTCTTTTATAGATAGGTTTTTAAAAATAGGTTTACAAGTTTTTTTTTTAAGAAGATGTCTTTTTAAATTAGCTTTTAATGTTGTTTTATAACCACATCGAATACAAACTATATCCGTCATTTATATATTACAATATATTTTTTTAAGTATTATTCATTTTATATTATTCGTTTTTTCCTCCTAAAATGAATAATTGAACGTTGACTTATAAAATGTAATAAATTATTGATTATTAAAACGAATATTTATTAATAAAAAATGAATAATTTACCCTAAATTGAATAATTTAGTAACACAAATAATTAGAGGGGGGGTGCTTTTTTTATATTCGGAAAAAGTATTTTGAGTTTATAAATTCAAAAAAACTTTTTTAGCCAAAATCAAAATTTTATAAAAAAAATCTAAATCAAAGTAAAATAATTAAAATTAATCTTCTAAAGTTGGATATAACTTTACAGATTCTAAACGCTCAATAACCCAAAAATCACTTGCTAAATCCTTATTAACAATATAATCATATGGCATATAAAAGTAACCTTTGTCTCCCCATTTATCTCCCCATGAATTTCTAAGAATTATTACCTTAAGAGAGTCGTTGTACCCAACCGCTAATACGGCATGTCCTCCTAACATTTTTTCATTATCACGAGGCATTGTCATCATACCTGTTTCCGTTATAGATTCGTTCTCAAAACTTTCATAAACAGTAAATCCAAATGAAATAGGTGTCCCTCTATGCAATACCTCTCTGATATCATCTAAATTTTGCTGAACTCTACTATAAATTATATTTTTATAATTAAGCGCTCTTGTATACACATCATTTGGTGGTTTAGTTCTAAATTTAGAAATATCATATGTCCAATATTCTTCAGGGACAACACCTTGTGTTGATAGTGTTTTAATACCGTCTTTTATTTGGGCCCCAGAGTCACTATCAACCGTATTTTCTAATATACGCTCATTATAGTAAATAAACAATCTAGAAGGAATAAAAACATCTTTTTTTTGTTTCATTAAATCAAACTCATATGCTGCTGCCAACGCATTTGCGGTACAACTTCCTATTTTTCCTTGGGTATAAATATCTGGACAGTTTTCTCTTAAATCTATCTGAGAAAAATTAGAATATTCCGTAAATAACTTATATTTATCACGTTTATCTGAATGATCACGTATCCATCCATATTTTTTTGGATTGGTTGTCTTCATACTCGCATTACCCATTTTATAATTTAAAATAAATAATTTTTAAATTGAATCAAATTTAAAAATTATTTTTAGATATTTTCACATTTAACGGATAAAATCATTTAAATATTATATAATTTTCTCTATAATATACTAATGAGAGATCTATTATTTGCAAACCGTAATGCAAAACGAATTGTTAATAATAATTATAAACTTGTAACACCAATAAATACGCACGAAATTATCTCAACTGTTAAATATGCAATAAAAAATAATTATAAAATAACAACTAATAGATGGGGACATAGTTATTATCTTATGAGACATTTTACAAAATTAAATGAAGATAAATTGATTATAATCGACACAAGTAATATGAAAAAAATTAAATATCTTAAAAATATCCTTAATATTGAGGCAGGTGTAACGTCTGGAGATATTCGTAAATTTAATATGAAGCTGAGAAATAAATGGTGCTTACACGGAAAGTGTGATAAAGTAGGGTTGGGATTTTGGATAAATGGTGGACAGGTCTCTGGAATTGATACTTACAGTGGTTTTAAAAATGGATTGTATGGATGTGATATGATTCGAAAAATAAATTATATAGATTATAATGGAAATTTTAAAAGTATTACTAAAGAATCTGGTAAAATATTTAATATCATTAAAAAAATGGGTGGAGAGTTTGGAGTAATTGTATCTATAGATGTTGAGTTGATCAATGAACCTACACCTATATCAAAACAATATGCAATATATGTAAATAAGGCGAATATAAAAGATATTTATAAACAATTATTTAAAAAAAAAGAGTTAAATGGAACTGGTATTTCTACATTATTATTTTTATATAGGAAAATAATTATTATTTGCTCCACCTATAATCCACAAATATTTAAGGGTAATATTAAATTCATTATTGAAAATGTTTTCAATAAAAATATTTCTAAAGTATTTACATTTATTTCATCTAAATTATTATATCCAGATTGGAGTAAATCTTATAAACTTTTATTTAATAATAATTTTAACCAGGTTGACTATTGTATAAACGAACAAAATAATAGTAAAATTATTAATAATTTGATTAATATATGTTTATCAAATAATAATATGGTTTTATGTTTAGGATCCAATATTAAATTATCTAAGAGTTTGAAGTTGAGTAATAAAAGTGAGTATGAGTATATGGGTATTTCTATTTTTTTTAAGCAAAAAAAATATGAGATTTTTGATCTAATTGAGAAATATTTAAAAGATTCTTCAGTGGTAATTCGTTATTTTAATACTCCTGGGCTCAATATACCTATTAAAGAATATTTTTCCGAATATTCCGAAATAACATATGAAGAAATGGTTTCAGCTAAAAAACAATATGATCCAAATAAAATTTTTATCAACAGATGGAACCTGGACAATTAATCTAACCAAATATATTATACACTCTTTTTTTTTATTATCTAATATATCTAAATAATAAGAAATATTTTAATAATACTTTTAAATAACATTTATTTAGTATTTTCAATATATTTTACTTTATCATCTAAGTTTATTTTTTGTTTTTTATTAAAAAATGTCATTTTATTTATTATACACGTTAACGGGCTTTTTATTGTATCATACACATTATCAATAAAATCTATATGTTCACCCATTTTATTACAATTTGATTTAACAGTAGAATCTAGAATATCTATAATAGAATCTAGTTTACTATTTAAGATCTCGATGGATTTGTCTAATTTATCTAATTTTATATTAATGTTACTAATTTTATTATCTATACTATCCATACATTATTTAATAAATTATTATTATGTATAATTAATTTATTTTATTAATAAATTTAAATATTGGGACAAGTTAATGAATAATAATTTTATAATAATATAACACGTATATAATAATATTATACACGTATATAATAAAATTTGTTTAGGAGTGTTTTAATCTCTCTATATTATAAATTCTTTTTCTTAAATTAGATGTGCTATATGTATGAATAAACCTATCGTGATAATATATTTCTATATTTTTATTTTTACCTGTAAATTCTTTGTTAATATAATCACTTCCTAAAATTCTAATATTGGGAGAAAGGGAATCTAAAATTTCTAAAACATCTGATTCTCTTTCATAAATAACAATATAATCTATATATTTAATAGATTGTAGAGATATTAGTCTTTCTTGTAAACTTAAAATCGGTTTGTTTTTATCTGGGCGATCGAGGGTTGGGTCTGATTGTAATCCTACAACTAATAAATCACATTTTGTTTTAGAATCTTTTAGCATTAATATGTGTCCAGAATGTAATAAATCAAAACAACTGAATGTTATACCAATTTTTTTTTTAAAAAATAATTGTCTTAAATTTTTTAATTGAGATTTATTAATATCCATATTTAATAAAATGTATTTATACTTTTAAATCCATATCTTTACCAAAATAATTTTTAAAAGTATCTAATATATTTTTCCCTTCCTTTAATGTTGGTCCCATATTATTTAGTGTACTTATTAAACTCTTTTGTGTTTGAATTAATTGTTTTGTATCTTTATTTAATCCTTTAATTTGAGAGGGTGTCATGGATTTATAATTATTTAAAAAAGATTCTTTTGAGTCAAAAGTATCAAAGTCTTCTTCATTGTCTTCCTTATCGTCTTCTTCATTCTCTTCCCCTTCGTCTTCCTCGTTATGATGCGTTTTTTTAATTTGAGCTTTTTTATTTTTTTTTCTTTTCTTATTTTTTGATTTAAAATTTTCAGTAATAGAATTTGTTTTATTATTTAATAAAACCAGTATATATGTTATAAATAATGCAACTCCTACAGACATCGAAATATTTTTAGTAATATTATAACCAATAATTATTAATGATATTAAAAAAAATAAGGAATTCTTTGTAAATCTTGGACATAAAATACTTAATAATATTATAATTAATAGATAAGATATCATATTATTCATATTCATTCTATATTATAGAATCATATAAATAATTTACAAAAACAATTTTAAAATATAAAATAATACCCCAGCAACAATCGACTTTACACCTAATGATACCCATCTAATCGAATTAGATACAGTATTAGAAAATAATTTAGGTAAATACGTAGATAAAGTTCCATTAATAATAGGTGAAGATAATAAGAAATATATAAATGCTACACTTGCAGGCTCCCTAATAGTGCTTAATATTCTATCTTTTAAAGATATTTCCGGGAATGTATCTACGTGCATCATAGGTCTTGAATTATTATCTATATTATTTAAATTATTATTAGATATATTATTTAAATTATCATTAGACATAATATTTGTACTTACATCCATTTGGCGTTCTAACTGTGCATTTTGACTGTTTGTATATAAGTCATTATTATTTTCAGGAACATTAGAATGTAATTGATGATCGGAATTATTCATTTCATTAATAATTTCTCCTACGATTTCACTATTTTCGTCAGTATTTTGAGGATTTGTTAACTGTGTTAGTGGCGTTGACATTATATTATAAAACAAGAACTAATTATATAAAAATAAACGAAATGTTAATTACATTTAGTTATTTCTGGGTTAAATTTATAACATTTTCCATCAAATCCATAAACATTATTTTCTATTTTTTTTAAATTAGGGGCCTTAATTACAATACAGCTTCTTCCCACACATACTTTTCTAAATAATGTAGCTAATCCTAATCCCCATATAATCGATAGCACAATTCTACCCTCTTTACTCGATAACATATTATCTATAAAACTCATTTTAATTATATTAGATAAAGATTTTTATTTATAATTATTTATTTATAATTGGAATCTTATTTATTTTAGATATATCATTTGGACAATCTACTTGTTCACTTATAAATTTAAAACAATTATTCGCATTATCTTTATAAATAATTTTTCCAGCATTTTCAGGAGTAGGATATTTAATAACTATTTCGGGAGGAGGTGTTGTAGAATAGGTTAGTAATAAACCTATAAATAAAGCGATAAAAAAATATAATGGATAAATTTTATTTATTAAAATCATTCTTATAATAAGTAGATATTTTAATTTAAATCAACTCTTCATCGGAAGAGTCACTATAGTTTTCATGTTGATAATTATCACTATAATCTTCATAATTTTCATTATCTATATATTGATCAACGTGATTAATATATAAATAATAATCTTCAAGTCTATCAGTAAATTTATTATAAGATGTATTTTCTATATAATTTTTATAATGTGTTTTATTGTGTGTTTCTTGGTATGTTTCATAGTCTGTTTCTTTATTTTTAAATAACGGACTATTAATATTACATAATTCTATATTAAATGTTTCATCATTTAAAAAATTATCGAAATCTTGGGGTGTAAAGCAGTAGTTTCTATCATCTAACATATTATAATCTAATAATTTTTTTTCTCTATTTAATTTTGTAGTCTTAATAACAGATGGTTTTTTTTGTGGAGGAAAACTTAATATAATAGAATTTATATCAATCTCGTTAAATAATATTGCTTTAGAATTTTTATCATTTATTTCTAAAGTAATATTTTTATAAATATTGGTATCATTTTCTAAAGAAATTGGTAAAAAACTAATTTTTAACCAATCTGGTGTAAATTTTAATACACTATTCATTTTATTGTTTAATATGTTAAATTTATTGTTATAAATTTAATTGTATTCAAATTTATATAAATTCAAATTTATTTAAATTCTATATAATATTCTATAGCACCGCTTTCATCTCTATCTGTCATTAAATTTCCAACAGATTCTAATTTATAATGTTCGTGAAATATTTCATTTGTAGTTGTATTATTCCAATACATTTCAGTTTTAATATCTTTATTAATATTTGGATCATTGCTATTTTCACTCCAATAAGAACTCATTAGCTGTCCTAATGTCTCATCCAATTCATCGTTTCCAGTACTATCCCATTTTTTACTTGTAGTATTAAATATACCTACTACAATTAGACTGTCTGAGTTATAATACGATGCGATATCATAATCTGTTCCATTATAATGTATTGTAACTATATAATATAATCGTTTATCCCATTGTGTAACAGTATATTCTGATTGTTTTAGTAATAGCGTATAATAATCATCTATTAAAAATCCTAATAATAATGTTTTCGGTTCTCCTTTATTAAAGTCTGATGGAATTTTAAATATTTTTTTACTATCCGATACTAAAATGTTAGAAGGGGATAACTGTTCGGTATTATAAATTGTAATATTTATATTAACCATTGCGGATAATGCAATTAATATATCTCCTCCTGATATACCAGATTCTGACATAGTATCTTTAATATGTTGTAATTTTTCGTGTAATGGTTCGTGAAGTAAATTTAACTTAATAAATTCGGTTAAATTAGTACGTAATTGCTCGGCGGCATCAACAAATATAGGTTGATAAAATTCTTCGGAATCTCTAACATTTTTAAATACGATAGACGAACTATAACTATTTGAGTTAGAAAATAGCATTGGATCTAATTTTAAATTATATAATCCGTGAACCGCAGAATAATATAAAGACTCTTCAGTAATAGGTAAATCAACTATCGATAATTTATTTGTTTTTATTTTTTTCTCTAATATATTAAATAAAGATACTATATCATCGTTTCCAAATAACTCCACCTCATCCTCCTCCGTGTATAATTTACTTGGTTCATCTATATTAACCGTAGGTTTAACCTCTTTTACCGTAGGTTTAACTTCTTGTACAACACTTGGGTTACTTACTAATTTATCATATTTGGCTTTATCTTCTATATAATTTTTATAAAATTTACTAGGATCTTGTTCATTTTTAATTAAATATCGTATAGTCATCAATTCATAATCTATTGTAAAAGTGAATTTCTTTTTACTAACTAATTTAAGCAATACAGCATCCTGTGTATCTAATAAAATTGTTTTAATGTCTGTATTTTGATAATATTTAGCATAGAGCCCTCTTTTAATAACAGAATCTTTAATACTGTTCCAATATGGAGGCAAACTAAAATCATAATTATCTATAATTTCTAATAATTTTTTCCCCCATATTTTTGAATTAATTCCATCTCTTGATAGTACTCCATTTTCATCTAATAATAAACTATTCGCAAACTTTTGGTATTGTAATTTCTTATGTCCACCTATATCCTGTCTACTATCAAATTTAGAAAAAGTAAAATAATGTAATACGGAGGAAAAACATTTATTATTTATTATTATAGGTGCTATAATGTTACTCTTATTTACAATACGCTTATTTATATAAAAATCATCTAATTTAATTCTCCAATCAGAATATTTATTTAAATTAATAAATATAGAATCTAAGACAGCATTATCAGAAATATATTCTCCAAGTTCTTTTCCAGGCTCTAAAGAACTTAATGTATAATCAATGGTTAAATAGGATTTATTACTAGTATTGTATAATAGATTTAAAGATATATCACCAGAATAGTCATCTTCATTATTAATAGTTCGTTGTAATGATTTAACTAATGTAGGTGTAGTACTTGGTTCTGTTTCTGGTTCTGTTTCTATATCTACGTCTATGTCAGTATGTAACGTATTTTTAATTATAGTTCCAGTAAAATATTTTTTAATTTCAATTTTAGGTGTAATCATAGTTTCGCCTAATTTATGTAATATATCATTATAATTTATCAATAGTAATTTATTTAAATTTTTATTTAAGTAATTAGAAACCTCTTTAATACCAGGGGTAATATTTGTAGATAGTATGTCCTTACTAGTTATTAGAACGTGTGTTTTACTTAAATAAGGTTTTATTTCTAATTCTGAATCGGTTTGTTTAATTATACTAGCAATATTAGAAGAATTTGTTTCTTTATCAAAATATTCTATATAGTCTGTTTCATCCGTATTAAATTCTAATTTTGATTCTATAATCTCTAATAAATTAAAATAATCTGTATAATTTTTTTTAATACTTGGATTATTTATAATTTCTATATATTTATTTGTTGATTGATATTCATAATAATTAGAATAATTTGTTAATCTATTTATATATTTATCAGTATTTACAATTAATTTATTTTTTAAAGTAATTAATAAATTTCGAGATTTTAATAAATCTTTATAGTGTGTTTTTAATAAAATATACTCCTTTTTATACATATCTATTAATGTATCTGTATGCTCTGACTCTAAGGAGAATTCTATTTTATCTATATTATTTATTCTATCAATTAAACTTTTTAATTTATTTACAATATTCTCTTTATTAATTTTATCATCAATATGTTCTATAGCGTCCTTTAAATGTATTGTTTTAGGAATTATTATTTTCTTTTCATAAATAGGTTTATCTCTATAATGAACTATTAAACTTAAAGAGTCTGTTTTATTATTTTTCTCTTCTATTATTTTTAACTTATAGCCTTCTATTTGGACCGAATCCCCTTTATTATTAATTTCTAATACATACGGCTGTATTTTTTTTGATTTTTTTTTTTTATCCCAACCTTCTTTTAAATATTCCTTATAATTTTTTTTTATAATCATTAAATAATTTAGTTCATCTAATAAATCTGTATTGTTTAATTCGATATCTTGTTTAATAGGATGTTCTAAACTCATATATATTATTAATATAGATATTATTTATT